GTGGAAGGATGTCACGGACCGGCTAGGCCGGCTGCTGCACGTCTGGTGGGTCGACGGCGCCTGGTACCGGAACAACCTGCGGATCGCCTTTACCATGGGCGGGCACCACGAGGTCTACGAGGAGGTCCCGCCGGACTGCATCTATATTGAACCGGGCTACGGCGAGGACCTTCTGGATCAGGAGATGACCTGCGACCGCCATGAGCTGCCTGAATGCGCCCAGATGCGCGAGGACCCGGAATGTCCCTATGAGGAGGCCCACGGGATCGCCACGCGCGAGGAGCGCCTGGCCCGACGCGAGCACCGCAGTATCCCCGAGGAGGAGGGGGAGGAACCCGAGTCGCGTCTCGATCCCCTGGAGGTCGCCCGGGCCACGCTGAGATTGCGCGCCGGAGGCCGCCGATGACCGCCCAAGAGATACAGGCGCTTCGCTCCTCCCTTGGCTTGAGCCGGAGCGAGTTGGCCGCACGGATCGGAGTGAGCAAGCGCACCGTGGAGTTTTGGGAGCAGGGCCGCGGCTTCCCCTGCGGGCCGGCGGAGAAGGCTCTGGAGGGCATACGAAATCTCCGTATATTGACTACTCCGGGAGCGAAGTATCACGATTAGCCTGATAATGCGCGAGCAGCTCTATGCCTGCGAGCAGACTTTCCTCGTCGACTACCTGAGCCGCATGGAGAATGCCTCCGAGGAGGAGTTGCGCCTGGCGGCCTCCATGTTTGGAGAAAAGGACGACGAGGAGCAGGACGACATCTACGAGGAGGACGGGGATGAGGCGCGGATAAAGATCGACGGTCCGATCTCCATGGGGGGCCCATCGCCGCTTGCCCGGCTGTTTGGTTTTGGAGGCACCTCCTACAAGGACATCATCGCCGCCTGCAGGCGCGCCGAGGCGGGGCCCTGCTCCCGGGTGACGCTACAGATCAACTCCCCCGGCGGGGAGGTCGCCGGAGTGGATCAGTGCTGGCAGGCGATCCGCTCGCTTTCCGCCTCCAAGCCCTGCACGGCGGAGAATCACGGCCTCATGGCCTCGGCCGCCTATTGGCTCGCCTCCAGCTGCACCAGGATCAAGGCCATGTCTCCCGCCTGCGAGCAGGGGTCCATCGGAGTGCTGATCGTGGGGATCGACGATACCGGGGCCGGGGAGAAGCTCGGGATCAAGCGCGTATCCATCGTCAGCCGCAACGCGCCAAAGAAGGACTCTACCGTAGCGACCAAGGCCGGCCGCTCGGCACTCCAGGAGCGGGCCGATGCCATGGAGGGCGTGTTCCTGGCGCGCGTGGCCGAGGGCAGGCGCACGAGCCCGGAGGATGTGGCGGAGAACTTCGGCCAAGGAGCGGTGCTCATCGCCTCCGAGGCCCTGCGCGTAGGGATGATCGACAGCGTGCAGAGCGAGATGTCCGTGCCCGACTCCGCAAGCCGCAAGGTACCCGGTGGCATGGTCGCCGAGGCGATTCTCCAGGCGCCGTTTCCGAACTTCCACGCCTGCCGGCTCGCGGAGCCCAGCGGCGAGAAGACCCGTTACGCCAAAGGCGACCGGGAGCATGAGGGCAAGAAGTACGACGTGATCTATCAGCAGAAGAAGGGCTCCGACTCTTGGGAGGAGCAATCATACCGATATCCGAAAGGCAGCTGGGACGCCAAGGAAGCGGCCGCGCACTGCCGGTCGCATAAGGGCCGATTCGAGGCCGCAAAAGACACGAAGGGAGAGACCATGAAACTGAGCGAGTTGCTCGCCGAGAACAGCGAAGCTCGGCAGGAGTACGAGAAGGCTCTGGCCGATGCCCGCGAGGCCGGCGTGAGAAGCGTGCAGGCGCGCATCGACGCGGCCAAGCCTTTCCTCGCGCTGCAGGCCAAGCCGGACGGCTATGACGCCGCCGAGGTCGCGCAGATCGCCAAGTTCGCCGTCGACGTGATCGCCGGTAGCGAGGACCCTGGCGCCCTGCGCGGCTTCGTCCGCCTGGTCGACATGCAGGTGGAGAAGCGCAAGCAGGCCGCCGCGGAGGCGGAGACCGCCGAGACCGGCGAGACTCCTCCGGTGAAGCTGGAGGAGCATGCCGATCTCATGGCTAAGGCCGCCGCGCTCAAGATCGACGTGAAGGCGGTGGAGGCTGCGGCGCTGGCCGCGAAAACCGATCCGCTTGAGGCCCTGCGGGGCGAGATCGCCCTACAGGAGGTCGCGCAGCGCGGCGCGAAGCCCGAAAGCCGCGTGAGGGGGCTATAGCATGGAACTTCCCTATGTAGGTGTTACTCAGGGCGCCGCCTATGACGCCATCGGAGCCGGGAAGAGCTATCCTCTCGGCCCCATCGGCTTTTTCCAGGTGTCGGCCGCTGGAGTGACCGGCGCGGCCATCGGCACCTCCAGCGCTCCGGCCCTGTACAACCCCGACGGCTCAGGCAAGCTCGTGCGCATCCTGCGCGTAGCCTACGGCGATGAGTCCGGCACGCTGATCCGGGCCCATATCCGCCGCTACTGGCAGCAGCGGCCCATCCTCTCGGGGCTCACCGAGGGGGCGGTCCAGGCGCGGAACGGCATCGCCTCGGTGTGCAAGTGGTACACGGCGCTTACCGTGGCCGCCTCCGCGAGCCAGTGGATGCCCGTGGGCCTGGGCTCCGGCGGGGCGATCGCCGCGCAGTTCTACTGGCTGCAGGACTACACCGAGGGCATCGAGACGGTCAACCCCGGCGAGATCTGGTGGCCCTATGTCTCTAACGGCGCCCTGGCGATGGTCGCCTCCATCGGCGTCATCTGGATCGAGACCCCGATCCCGACCGGAAACTAAAGGAGTAGAGCATGGCACTACAGGCTTCACAGGTTAACAGGACCTACCCGTTCATCCTGGGAGGAACGGCGCTGGTCAAAGAGAACGAGACCCTGCTTCAGGACGCCTCGCGCACCGTGATCCTCGACCAGTACACGGTCATGGCGCAGGTCGCGGCCAGCCGCAAATGGGTGCCGTGGACTACCGTCACGGCAACCGATGGAAGCGCGGTCCCCGCGGGGATTCTGATGAACGATGGCGGGATCAGCGCCGCCGCGCTGGCCGCCGACGACGTGACGGGCGCGGTGATCCTCGTGGGGACCAACGTGGAGGTCGACGCCGGACAGCTCGTCTTCGACAAAGGCTCAACCGGACAGGGAACCGCGCTGGCCCTGACCACGGTATTTACGGGCAACGCGGCGGGCACGGGGAGCGCGACTCCGTATATCCTGCTGGTAGCCGAACGGCTGCTCAACATGATCGGCATCTATCCGAAGACCGCGTTCGTCGCCGCCAAGGCCGAGAACTAGGAGGAAATCATGCCTACACCGATTGTCTTTGATGCCCTATCGCGCTTTCTGGCGACGGGATTTCGCGAGATCGACGTGCTGCATCTGCCGACCGCCTTCCAGGCGTTCTTTGGCCGGCCGGAGACCGGGAGCTTCACCATCTTCTCGCCCAATGCCAACGACCTCGACATCGAGATCGAGCGCATGGACGAGACCGTAGCGGCGCTCGTCCCGCGCGGGATCAACGCGAAGTTCGGAGGCACCACGCACGCCGACATCCTCGTGGGACGCGGTACGGCCTTCAGCCGCAAGTACCCGCTTACCGAGGAGTCGGGCACCATCAGCGGAGACCAGATCACGAACCGGGTGATCCCCGACGAGGGGCCCTATGAGAACTGGACGCGCGAGGTCCGCGCGCAGCGTCTTGCGCAGAAGATCTACAAGATCGCCGTCCAGCGCCACATCCGCCTCCAGGAGGTCCTCGCCAGCCAGTCCATCCGGACCGGAAAGCAGAGCGCGCAATCGCTGGCCGATACCACGGTGAACATCTACGACTTCCGCCGGAACACGAACCTCACGATCTCTCCGAGCCACGGCTGGGGCTACTCCACCCCGCCGGACCCCCTGGCGGACATCGACGCGGCCTGCGATCTGGTGCGGTTCTACGGAAAAAACGCTCCGGACATGGCGGTGTTCGGCGGCGGCGCGATGAACTACTTCCTGCACAACACGAACGTCTACACCGCCTACGCGCACCACTTCTACTGGGACCTGATCCAGTTCAACGCCAAGTTCCAGCCGGATGAGAAGTTCGCGCGGTTCATCGAGGGCGGCATGATCCCCTTTGGGCAACTACGCACGCCGAAGGGCTACTCGCTCACGATCTTCACCTACCCCGAGATCTACGCCAGCGCGAACGTCGGAGGCACGGCGACCAAGTACTTCCCGGACAGCGGCGTGCTGTTCGCCTACAGCGGGGCACGCTGCGACCGCTACTTCGGGCCGCCCGAGAGGGTGCCGATCACCTCGATCGACGCGGCAAAGATGATGGAGCGCTTCGGGTTCAACCCTGCGGTGCCCCCTCTGCCGGCGGGCGTGATGGGAGCTACCGACGTGGTGCCGCCGCAGATGTACTACGTGGACACCTACGATGACGTTACCGCCAAGGCGGTGACCATCCGGGTGCAGGCGGCCCCGATCTACGCGACCACGCGCACCGACTGCTTCGCCTATGGAGCGTTCGGCGTCGCGACCTAAGGCTTGCCGATGGTCGGGGTAGTGGCGGTCATCTGGCTCGGCCCGGGCGTGCTCATGGACAAGGGCAAGATCGTGGCCGGGCCGGGAGAGAAGGTCTATATGGATTCGCTTACCGCCGAGGCCCACGTGCGAAGCGGCAAGGCGAGGTATCCGCGAAAATAGCGAGGTGAGAGATGGCAGAGGAAAGACTTCGACCGTTCAAGTGGCTCGGCCCCGGCGTGCTACACCTGACATCCGGCGCCGCGGTGCAGATCGTCGCGCCCGGAGAATCGGTGGAGAGGCCCGAGCAGCTGGCGCTCCTGGGAGCGGCGCGCATCGCGGCCCTCGTACAGGAGAAGCTGGCCGTCCCGTTGAGCGAGAAGGCCGAGCCAGTAGGCGATGCGATAAGCGAGGCGGAGAAGACGGAAGCCCAGACCATCGTCAAGCGGTCGCTTGAGGCGAGCGAGGGCCTGAAGAAAATGGGCGAGTCGGCGAGTAGACGGGCGAAGCTACAGGGCCGCGAGGAGGCCGAGCGCAAGCTCCCCGATATGCCGGTGGCCGGCCCCACGAGGAGCTAGGCCGTGAGGCTGCCGGAGGGCACCTGGTTCCACGGTTTCGGCCTGCGGCTAGGCCCGGGCGAGGAGCTTCCCGAGGAGCTCCTCGCCCGGTTACCCGACGGCCATCCGCTCAAGGCCAGGACGGCGCAGGCTCCGGCCGAGCACCGCAGCCGAAGGACTGCCGAGGAGCGGTAGATGGCCGGAGAGGCCTGGGCGATGCTTGAGCAGGACCTGGCGGCGACGCTGGAAAGCGATTTCGCCGCTCCGGTCGCGCTCATCACGCCCGCCGGCGTCCTGATCGACACCTCCGCGCACGGCGGGCCGCTCCTGGGCCGCGTGCAGTACGATTACGTGCTGGAACAGCCCGGAGGCGAGCGGGTCGTGGTGAATGAGCCGGTAGTGATCCTGCGCCTGTCGAGCCTGTCGGTCATACCGAAGGCCGGCGAGAACTGGGCGATCCAGATCCCGACCTCGCCCAGCGATCCGACCCCTCGAACCTTCAAACTGGGAGGGAGCCGTGCGCCGGAGGTCGCGGCGACCATCGGCTTCGTGCGGCTGTTCCCGCAAAAGGCGGAGCAGGCATGATCTTGAGGAATCCAGCATGAGCGGCTTCAGCCTTATGCCGCAGGTCAAGACGGCCCTGGTCGATCTGCTGGGCTCTTCGGCAGCCGGCCGTTACGTGGTCGAGGGTTACCAGAAGCAGACCTATGGGGCGGAGGCCATCTCCGGGCAGCTACGGCATGTGGCCGTATACTACTCCGGCGGCCAGTTCGACAAGGCGCGATCCGGTTGGATGCAGGGCCCTTTCCGCCACGCCATGAGCTTCCGCGTGGAGCTGGTGCTGGCGGCCGCCGCGCGCATGGATTTGGCGATCCTCGATGATCCGGGCGCAACGGCCCAGGCGCGTCAAGGCGCCCTGGCCGCCTCTTTTGAGGCGGCGGCCGCCGCCGATACCCTCTGGGACGAGCTGGCCGGCCTGATTTGGATGAGCCTGATGGACCCGCGGAACGCCTATCTGGGGGGCCTTGCGATCGCCGAGCGCTGGATCGGGAGCATCCAGAAGGACAACCCCTCGCCGCGTGGCGAGTTCGTGCTGCTCTCCGGCTCGATGGAGTACACCTGTAGCGGGATCGAGACGCCCAGCGGAGAGAGTGGAGTCGCGATGCAGGCGATCGACGTGTCGCTTGAGGAGACCGCCGACCTTACCGGGGCCGGCATGGATAGCGCCAAGCAGGGCGCGAAAGTAGGTACCTGATGCCCATACAACCTTCATCCCTTGCGGTAGCCGTGGGGGCCGGCGTCCAGAATGCCGTGTTCACCCCGGCGGCCAATGATATCCCGCGCAACATCGTGGTGATCGGGACGTTCAATCCATCGCTCTCGCCGACGGCGGAGGTCCCGCGGCAGATCTCCAGCCCTGCGGAGGCCGGAGTGCTCTACGGGCAGGGTTACATGCTCGCGCGCCTGCTCAAGGCCGTCTTCTCGGGCCTGGGAGCAGGCGGAGCTACCGTCTGGGCGATCCCCCAGGCGGAGGCGGGCGGGGCGGCCGCCGCCACCTCCAATACTTTCGCGATCACCGGGCCGGCCTCGGCCGCAGGGACGCTGGCCTTCTACGTCTCCGCCATCCGCTACGCGATCTCGGTCTCCAGCGGCATGACCGCGACCCAGATCGGGGATGCGCTGGTGGCGGCCATGGCCGCCGATCCCGATTGTCCCTGCACCGGGATCAATACGACCGGCACCGTGGCCCTGACCTCCAAGAGCAAGGGCCCTTGGGGGAACTCCATCCCCGTGGCCGTGAACATCCAGCCCGGAGACGCGATGCCCTCGGGCGTCTCGGTCACGGTGACCGCGCTCTCCGGCGGCACGGGCGTGCCGACGATCGCCAACGCGCTGGCCGCCCTGGGCACGGGCTCCGGGGCCAACACCCTGCCCAACGGCCAGGGCATGACTGACCTGGTGCACGGCTACCTGGCCTCCGGCACGACCATGTCGGCCACCGCGCAGGATCAGACTACGGTAACCGCGATCTCCACGTACAACGGCCTGGCCAATGCCGATCCGCCCACCGGCTGCTACGATCACCTGGTGGGCAAGCCCTTCCGCTGCATCCTGGGGGACGCGACCAACTCCGCCAGCCTCCCCTCGGCGCTCACCGCCTTCACCGGGGCCAATATCTACGACCGCACCAGCGCTATCCTCTGCGTGGCGGGAAGCCGCACGCATCCTTGCGAGATCGCCGCCATCGCCACCGGCGTGATTAGCGTGCGCGCCGGGGCCACGGCCCACCGGCCCTATATGGGCATGGTGCTTCCCGGAGTGGAGGCCGGACCCTCGGGCATGTGGACGGCGGACTACGCCAACCGAGACGCGGCGGTCAAGGCGGGCCTCTCTCCGACCATCGTGCAGGGCGGGGCGGTGGTCCTGCAGAATATCGTGACGATGTACGCGGGCAACACCGGGGTGCCCGTGACCTCCAACGGCTACCGGGAGTGGGTCAACCTCTGCAAGCTGCAGAACATCATCGCCTCGATGCTCTCCACCTTTCGCAGCGCCAAGTGGCAGGGGATCACGATCGTCTCGGACACCGCAGCGGTCACCGATCCGGTGGCCAAGCAGTACGTGCGGTCGATCTCGGATGTGATCGACGAGCTAATCGCGCTGGCCAAGGCCTGGGAGGGCAAGGGCTGGATCTATACCTCCTCCTTTACGATCGCCGCGCTCAAGGCGGGAGGGGCGGTCACGGTGCGCACGGGCGGCGACGGATTCGTGGCGGTGCTCCCCGGTATCCTTTCGGGGGTCGGGAACATCATCGACACGACCTTCCGGTTCGATATTTCTCTCGCGGGGGTGGCATAAATGGGTGACGTAACGCTGGCCGCAACCTTCATCGACGGCACGGTGATCCGGGCCTCGGGCTTCATCGACATTGAGGGTTGGGAGTCGGAATCCAACAAGTTGACGCTCGGCATGTTCCCGCGAGACAACAAGTGGGAGGTCTTCGCGGGAAGTGGCGACCCGGACCGCGCCGGAAGCCTCAAGAGCGTGAGCATCGCGGGAGTGACCTATTGCGTGCTGGGAGACGCGAACCTGAGCCTCCTGCCCGCTGAGTACAAGAACGAGGCATTGCCCACCTCCGGCGGGAACATCCGCAAGATGACCAAGCAGGTCCGCGCGCTCACCGCGGTGACCATCTCCTGCAACGCGCAGGAGCGGGAGACGCTTCGCGCGATCGCGGAGGGCTAAAGTAGGAATCTATTTTTTAGCCGTGGGGCCGATCCCGAAGAAATAGCGCGCTATGGATCGGCCCAATTTTTAGCGAGGTGAGAGATGAGCATTTTCAGCCTGTCCAAAGACGAATCCAAGTACAAACTGAGCCCCGAGGCGGCCCTGGAGCAAGTCAGGCAGCTCCTGGACCACTACAAGATCGACATCGACGCGCTTCCCGAGAGGCGGGACCGCCAGGCCGTGGAGGGCGCCTGCCATAAGCTGGTGGGCTACTACCGGATGGGCCTGCTGGAGAACGCGCGCGAGGGCTCGGCGCTCAAGGTACGCCAGCACCTGCAGGCCCCGCCAGGGGAGACCAAGGAACTGCTGTGGGACAAAATGACGGCGAAGGCCAAGCTGGCCACCGACGGCTTTGACGCGAACGACCGCTACGCGCGGGTGTATGCTCTGATCGCCTGTCTCACCGGGCTGCCGATAGAGGCGATTACGCGCCTGGAGGGGGTGGATCTGGCGGCGGCCGAGGACTTGGGCGTGCTTTTTCTCTTGGGGTAGATCAGGTCGTCCATCCGATGATGGGCAATCTGTTCTACCGGGGCGTGGCGCCGGCGGAAATCCGGGAAATGAGCTTCGAGGAGCTCGCCTACTGGAATCGCTGGCATGAGTTAATGGCCAAGGCCGAGAAGAAGGCGGCGGAGGGCAAGGAGTAGTGGACTTCGCGGTGCGCGCGGTAATCGGCGCGGTGAACCGCTTCTCCGCGGTCTTCGCCCGCATGGGCGTGGACGTGGGCCGCTTCGGCTCCCAGGCGGAGCGCTCCTTTGGTCGCGCCGAGCGGGCCGGAAGCCTGTTCAAGACCATCCTGGGAGCGAACCTCGCGACGCTCGCCATCCGGCGCCTGGGCCAGGAGATCCGGCAGATCCCGCAGGTACTGGAGGAGTTCGCCTCTCGCGGCATGGAGATCGGGCGCACGGCTGGGCTTCTGGGGCTCACCGCCGAGGCCTTCCAGCGCCTGAGCTACGCCGCCAGGTTGACCGATACGCCGACCGAGGCGCTTACCGGGAGCATGAAGATCCTCAACCGCAACCTCGCCCAACTGCGCGTCGGCACCGGGACCCTGCACTCCCTCATGGCCAAGGTCAATCCGGCGCTCGCCCGGCAGCTACGCACCGTCCAGGACTCGCAGTCCGCCTTCCTCCTGGTGTCCGACGCCGTGGCCGGCACCAAGGACGCGCAGCTACGTGCGGCGATCGCCACGGCTGCTTTCGGCCGGGCCGGCCAGGGACTCATCCCCATGCTCGCCCAGGGCAGAACGCGCCTCCACGAGCTGATGAAGGAAGCCTCGGTATATGGCACGGTGCTCGACGACAAGGCGATTGCCGCCTGCGCGCGGATGGAGGAAACCATGAAGCGCCTGCGCGGGGCCGTGCGCTCGGTCAAGGATCAAGTGCTCGGTCTGGTGGTCCAGGGCATCGCCCCCTATCTGGAAAAGGCGCTGGCCTGGGTAGTGGCCAACAAGGAGATCATCGCCACCAAGATCACCGACTTCATCAGTCGGGCGGGCAAGTTCCTCCGGGACATGAAGCCGGCCTTCGATCTCGTGCTGAAGGCGGTCGGCTGGCTCCTGGGGAACAAGGACCGGCTTATCGGGCTGTGGATCGCATGGACCGCCGCGCAGATCGCGCTCAACGTGGCGATGGGCGCCAATCCCGTGGGGATCGCTGTTCTTGCCTTAGAGGCCCTGATCGGAGTGGCCCTGCTCATTGTCACGCACTGGCGGGAGATCACCGCCTGGACGACCCGGGTCTGGGAGGCGATCCGGGGCTTCGGCGAGGGGCTGTGGAACAGCACTATCCCCTACCTCAAGGCGTTTGGCGGCGCGATCATGAAGTTCTTGCTGGCGCCGCTTAATCTGGCGGTCGATGCGGTGCGCGGCATGCTGTGGGTGCTGTCCAAGCTTCCGGGCAAAGCCGGCGAGGGCTTCCGCGGGGCGCTGGATGCGGTGACCGCCTTCCAGGACAAGGCCAACAGCCTGCTTACGGGTAGCGCCCGGCAGTTCGGTTTCGGCGAGCTGGGCAAGGGCCTGGGCGAGCGGGCGCCCAACGAGGGCATGCGCCGGCCGGAGGTGAACGTCACCGTGCCGGTCAACGTGGATAACACGCGGGCTCCGGGCATCCGATCCACGGTGCGCCGCGCCCCGCCCGTGCTCGGCTACGCGGGGATCAACCCGTGAACTGGTCCAGTCGCCTGCGGGCGCAGATCACGCTTGAGGCCCCCGATGGGGCTCGGTTTACCGCTTTCTGGCAGGGCGACGAGGTGGAGTTACCCAAGCAGATCGCGCAGTTTAACCTCCCGCTGTTCGACGGCACGATAGTCCAGGATCTCGGTAGTCGGGGCCTCGCCATCCCTCTGACGCTATACTTCGAGGGCGACGACCACGATCGAGAGGCGCTCGCCTTCCTGCGCGCCCTCAAGCAGCGGGGCAGCTGGACCGTCTCGCATCCGGTCTATGGCGGCTTCTCTCTACAGCCAATCTCCGCCCGGCTTGCGGTCGAGCCCGTCTCCAGCGCGAACCTGACCAAAGTCGAAAGCTCCTGGATCGAGCCGGCGGCCGCGGACCTCGCGGCAAGCACCGCCGAGCTAGGCGCGCAAATCTCGGTCCAGGTGGATGCGGTCAACCAGATCGCCGCTAACCAATTCGATAGCACTCTAGATTTGTCCGACCCGGAGGGCGCGGCGGCCGCCATGGAGGCGGGGACTCGGTGT